TATGGATTGGCTTTTCGGTTGCCTTGATAATGAAAACTTCTATGTATGTCAGCCGCCATCTTTCTATAAATCACAACAAGAAATCCAGAAAGTAAATCCGCTTTATGCTTTCAAGGTGGCCACTGCTTATTTTAGAGAACAAGGGAAGGTTCCGGTATTTGAAGATAGTAACTGTAGATTAATAAAACTATGAGCATAAAAGCAAGATGGGATTACAATCGTTGCTTTAAGGATGAATCACTGGACAAGGATTTGTTCGTAGAAAAATACGGACGGGTAATGGGTGAGCATTATTATAACAAGTTTGTCCATGAATTTGACGGAAATATTCTGAAGATGGTTGGTTACTTCAGAGGTTCCGAAAAAGAGGGGCAAGTCTTCTGCGATATGATAACCGAACGTATTGAAAAATACGAAAAGAGAATGTCATATGATAAAGGTAAGTTAAACAATTAAAAAGATATTTATATGAACAATTCAATGGTCGCTCACTTGTGGGCTCATGAACGAGAAGAATCAGCATCAGGGAGCAATTTCTTCTTTGAAGGTACAAGTATTTATTCTTATGGGCATCACTTTGAAGTCGGGAGAATAGTAAAAAACAAACAAGGGAAGAAAGCATACCTGATAAATGAAGATTATTATTCTGCTACCACGGGCAAACATCAACGCTATGTTCGTGATGCGATACCAATTTGGGCAATGGTTTTCAGTGTAGGGGATAATATATCGGATACTGGTAATATGAGGTTTGTTGCCAGCAAACTGGAATCAATTAAGAAGTCTATTGAAAAATACAAAAGAGCTAAGACAGAATTATCTTATACAGATATTTGGGGCGCTTTTGGGAATATGATGGATTACATTCAGTTCTTTAACATGGGAACTGCTGAGAGTATCCTTAAAAAGAGTGCTAATGATTGGCTTGGAACCAATCATGAATTATCCAAGAGCGAAGATAGTATCAAGCGTAAGCACGTACATGAATTAAAACGCATCTTTCAAATTTTATTGGATCATCAAGGATTAAAAGTGTTAGGGACCGTAAATGTGATTGTTGATGAAGTTTGCGGGGAAGGTACATGGATTAAGTATTCAGAAAGATCTGAAAGATGGAGAAAGGGTGAGGAAGAAAGAGAAAGAATAAAATTAGAGAGATTAAGAAAGGAAGAAGAAGCCCGTTACAAGGATTTTGATGAAAAACTGGAAGAGTGGAAGTCAGGAGAAATCAATTTCTTGAATACACCTTTCTATATTCCTGGTGAAAAACCTAACGCCTGGATTCGTATAAAAGGAAATATTATTGAGACAAGTAAACAGATAAAGATTGGAATAGCAGAAGCCAGAAAACTGTGGCGGGCTGTGTCGGCAATGCACCGGGGAGCCGAGTTTCGGCACGGTCTGGTGGAGGACGTCACCGGTCACCAGTGGAGTCTAAATCGGTACGAAAACGATTTGCTAACCGCTGGATGTCATAGGATAGCATATAACGAAATGGAGAGAATAGCAAAACAACTGGGATGGGTGTAAGTAACCCATCTTATTTCATAACAACTAAAAACAAGAAAAATATGGAAAATCCAATTATTGTTCCGTTTGATTTAAATACGGCGAGAAAAATTAAAAGCGGAGAAATAGAAGGTTCAGTATTAATTGGTAATATTAAAATAGAATTTGTATATGAGTCAAAAGACTGTGCAGATCGTTATAATTTACTTTTTGTAAAAAAAGATGAATCTGGGATAAGTGCTATATATGCCGATACAGAAGGTCGTACTTTTTTCAACAACGTTCTGGAATTGGAAGTAGAGGCTGGAGCGTATTTTAAGAAAGGAGATGTATTAATAAGCACGCTTGGGAACCCATTTATATATAATGGTATTATTAATAGAGAAGGAGATATGGGATGCATATATGGTATATCGGCATATGGCGAGATCACATCTGAAGAAGTTCCAATATGGACAAGTGTGTGTAGTGAGGATAAATCCAAGTATGTTAGATTAGCCACAGAGGAAGAGAAAAAATCTTTTGCTGAAAGAATTGCTAATACAGAAAACCTTGAAAAAGCAAAAATCATAATAAAAAAATATCTAAGTAAGTACGAATATTTACTTGACGGACAAAAGAAATACGATTTTAAGCCATTCGATCAAGTCTTGGTGAGAGCGAGCAATTACACTCACTGTATTATTGTGAAGCGGAATTTTTATCTCGCTTGGTAACAGTAAAATACAAACGATATGAACAATTTTGTAATAGATACTCCAGATAATTTCTGGCAAATAAGATGGCTTGACAAGTATATGGAAGGCCACAAAGGGTTCATAGCTGGTGGATGTTTTAAGAATATCCTTTCCGGAGAAAAAGTAAAAGATATTGATATTTTCTTTGAAAGTGAAAGCGATTTTCAGGAAGCTGTTAATTTGTTCAATGATGGAAGACATCGGAAAGAAGGATGGAAATTTAAGTATAGGAATGAGAAGGTATGCGCATTCCAGAAAGAGGGAGAAAAGGTATGGGTAGAGTTCATAGAGTCAGAGTTCGGAAAGCCAGAAGAGATTCTTAGGAGCTTCGACTTTACTGTGGCAAAAATGGCTTACTACAAGGAGCCTAAATACGAAGAAAAGGAAGATGATTATTTTCCATTCTCATCTACTGATGTAGTAGGATACGAGTATAAACTACTCTATCATGAGAAATTCTTCGAACATCTTCATATGAAGAGGCTGGTCATTGACGAAAATATTCCTTTTCCAGTAAGCACATGGGAGCGCTCATATCGGTATAAAGGATATGGTTACAATATGTGCCGGGAGACAAAGAAAAAACTTCTACAGGCTCTTAAAGGTGTAAACGTAGAGGAGGAAGATGTATCTTTGTACACTACTGGAGGATGGGATTAACTTATAAAACATAGATATATGAATACATCATTTGAGAAATCTAAAAACAGTACAGATGAATGGTACACACCTAAAGAAATTATAGACGCTTTAGGGGAATTTGATTTAGATCCATGTGCGCCTATGCGTCCGTTATGGAGGACAGCCAGGGTTATGTATAACAAAGAGCAAGATGGATTAAAACAAAAATGGGAAGGAAGGGTATGGTTAAACCCACCTTATTCAAGACCGACTATAGAGCATTTTATTACTCGTATGGTAGAGCACAATAATGGAATAGCTCTTCTTTTTAATCGTCTTGACAATAAGATGTTTCAGGATGTTGTATTCCCGAAAGCAAAAGGTATATTGTTCATGAAAGGAAGGATAAAATTCCACAGAGAAGATGGAACAATAGGTGAAAGTCCAGGATGTGGGTCTATTCTGGTTGCATTCGGCGAAGAGAATGCGGAAGCATTAAGATCTTCTAATATTGAAGGAAGATATATACAGGTCAATCAAGAACCGTGTAACACCAATGTAGATTGGGAACAACGTAGATACGAGATAGCAAAAACCATACTTCCTATCACATCCGTATCAGGACGTGGACCTCACGGTGAATTAATATTGGAAGCGTGTGATAAGGCGGCTGAATTAGCTGTAATATATGCGGATGCTTTAATTAAAGAACTGAAATGAAATCAACAGTATATGCTCATCTTGAGAATGATTATAGATTTTATAGACTTCCTCTATTTAGAGCTACGGCTGTAAAATACGGATGGGATAATCCTATAGGGGAAGACAGCGGGAGAGAAAGAAAATATGATTCACAGTATTAAATGGGTATATCATGAGCACAAGTAAAGAATACAAGGCAGTAAGGAACTGTATATTAAATGAACTTCACCTTACCAAAGAAGATATAATCAAAAACATAGAGCCGTTATTGGAGAAACACGTAAAACGGTACATGGTTAATACATATGGAGGTGACAACCAGATAGAAAACTGGATCAGATGCATGGTGAATGATGAACTCAAACGAAGAGATCATGATTTTGTAAGAAAAGCGTGCGAGAGCGTCATCAGGGATCATGTATTAAATGAGTTGAATATAATCGTAAGATCCAAAAGTGAGAAATGTACATGTGAAAACAGAGTACCATCCGAAGAGGATAAGAAAGTGTCAACTGACGGACTGTATATAATCTACAAAGACGGACATGCAGAGCCGTTTACCGGCGATAACTCCAAAGATTGTGTACGATACATTGGGTTGAAGCACAGATACATGTCATTTGCAATCTCACTGAAGGAGCATGATATCGTACAATTGCTTGACGATGATAGCCGTGAAGAATCCGGAAGTGGGACATATTATGAACGTGAATGTGATGCGCTGTTTGACATTGACGGACGCGGCAATACGGAACGCCTTGTAGCCAGAAATCCAAAATTGAGAAATCTGCTGGAAGATGGCGAGTATATACCATCTCTTGGTCAATTAAATTTAATGGCCCATTATATGAACGAACTAAACAAAGCATTCGCTTATGTTTCGGCATCTCCCCTCTCCTCGACGTGGTATTGGTCCAGCACTGAGAGCAGCCAGGCCGTCGCGTGGTACGTGGTCTTCTCCAGTGGCCTCACGGGCACCGGCAACAAGCTCATCGGAGACATGGTTCGGACGGTAATTGATTTTTAAAAAGGATTACAATGATAACATCAGTAAAAATAAAAGACAATACAAAAACTCCTTTTGAATATGCTTCTGACATAGAAGCGTTTGAAAATAGTAGAGAATTTATTTTCAAGCCAGGAGTGAATGTAATTATAGGTAAAAACGGTAGTGGAAAATCAACCTTGCTTAACATCATATCAATGTATGCGTTATGCGAGAAGTCCATGTGCTCTGAAATACCAATCGAGGCACTGGATTTTCCACCTATATTTGATGATGATGACAAGGTTCTTGATGGGATTGACATATTATCCGATTATGCAGGAAAGGTATTCCGTTTATTGCCATCGGCGGAGATGAATCGAGATAGCGTATTGAAAAACATCAGCAACTTAGATTTGTATGTGAATAATATTCGAAGATCTTATGGAGAGAAAGTGGTGTTATCATTGGAATCACTTTTCAATTTAATGTTCGGTCAAAAGGATTATACATTTCCAATACAAGATCTTGTAGAATACAAGAAAAAATCAAATGCGTTTTGGATTAAAAGAATTGATAACCTGTTGAAGTATTATGAAAGAAACCGCATAACATTAACAGAAAGCAGTTTTGAATACACGGTTCTCATGGATGAGCCAGATAGGAATCTTGACATTGACAACATAATGCAAATTTATAATGTATTATCATTCCATAAACCACAAACACAAATTATAGCCATAGTACACAATCCGGCATTGATTTACAAGTTAAGCAAATTAGATTGTGTGAATTTCATAGAGATGACAGAAGAATATCTAAAGGATGTTGTCAATTTCATAAGTGAAACAAATAAATGAAAGAGGATGAGAAAAGAACTGAAAATAATAGGATCAAGAGAACGGCACGTATTTACAGCGACATTCATTCGTTTTGGATTCAGGGATGGGTATAAAGGACCTGTAAAGACAATACTTTTACAAGACGTGTTACTCGATGGTAAAATAGTAACAGATCATTTGTGGTTTGATTTGACAAAAGGATTCGAAAGCGCCGATTTATTACCAGGCGATGTGGTTGAGTTTTGTGCAAGGGTTAGTATTTACGAGAAAGGATATAAAGGATATAGGAATGACGTATTCGATAGGCCGATAGAAAAGGATTATCGATTGTCAAGACCAACAAAGATTAAAAAGATTGGGAAGAAATCAATAGATTGACATACTACCGCGAACTTTAGGTGTGGGAGTATGTCGAAGAGATGACAGAAGGGCATCTTAGTAAAACTTGTATATTTGTGTCTAATTAATTAAAGGCGAGATTGAAGTGGATGAAA